TTTAATAAAGGTAGAAGCGAACACAACTCAACTAATTCAAGGGTTTAATAGAGCCGAGACAGCCGTAAACAAAACAACAAAACAAATGACTTACGCCGTTAAAGGTTTAATCGGTGCATTTGTTGGTTTAAATACTTTAGATATTGCTAAAAATTTCACAACTCAACTTGACTTAATTACATCTGCAAACAATAAACTTAAATTAGTTACTAAAACAACAGAAGAATATACAATCGCTCAAAAGAGATTATTTGAAGTTGCACAGATAACATCTGCTGGATATAGTGAAACTGTTACATTATATTCTAAATTATCCGACTCAATGGGTAAAATGGGTAAAAGTCAAGCTGATATTATTAGAACAGTAGAAACAGTTAATAAAACTATTGCATTATCAGGCTCAACAGCAAGTGAAGCAAGTGCAGCGATATTACAATTAGGTCAAGCATTCGGAAGTGGTAGGCTTCAAGGAGATGAGTTAAAATCTATTAGCGAAAATGCTCAAGGTTTAGCCCTTGCAATTGCTGAAGGTATGGGCGTTGCAGTTGGAGAACTTAAAAGTATAGACACTATTAAAATTCTATTTGTACCAGAGCCTATTGTAAAACTATCACTAGAACTAGAACCTGTATTTATAAAAGTATCACTATTGTCATACACAATTGGGGTAGGTTGGTATACCCCTGAATAAACTGCCTGCCCAGCTGTTATGTTTTCTCCAGCTAACATTGAAAAAGAAGTTGAGCTAGAAGAAGGTAGCCATGTAGCATCTATTTTACCATTTACACCACGAGGAATTTTTGAACCAGAACCAGTAGTACTTGTATCATCATTAGTAACAAATCTATTTGTGTTACTAGGAGTACCAGAAGTACCTATAAGAGCATCATTTTCATCCTGTGTAGGAACACGAGGGTCGTTATCTCCAACTGATATTGGAATAGTTGCAGAAACAGGTGCTACAGATACTCTAGTAAATCCTTTTACATTAATAGCGGCATCAGGAATACCTGTTAGACTACTTGATAATGCTTTATTTGAACCTGTTATATCAGAGAGTTTATAGTCGTGTGTTGTCGTAACTGTACTATTATTTGCTCCTACCTTAGTTTCAAGGGCAATAACAGAATCGTTGTGATTTTGGTGTTGGGTTGCATGAGGAACAAGCACCTCGTCATCGGTAGGCTGTGGGTTTACATATGTATCTATTGAGTTTGGGAAGTTTGTCATATTATTAAGATTTATTTATAAATGTCCACTGTGTAGGACTTGCAGTACCATTATACAATGCGCCAGGTTGGTTATATATCTTGCCTGAGGTGTTGTATTTAATACCAAAAGAGCCACCTATTCTTTTTAGTAAATTTATCCAAGTAGTCATTATAGGTAACTCGTTGTTACATCATGCGTGGTAAATCTAGCAGGGAATTTTTGCTGAAACCTTGCAGAATAGTATCTTTTAATGTTTTTCTCGTATGTTGCAAAGTCTTCTCTCAAAAGTGGGTATGAACTAAGTGCATTTCTTTTTGCAAATTCAAGCGCCATACCTATTGCAACAGCTTCGTGGAACTCTGTTGCAAATCCTGGCTGTTTTACTGTGTCTGTAGATACAAATGTTGTAGAACCTCTATCAAAAGTAACACGCAAAGAAGCATCTTGAGAGTAGTTTGGTGCTGGGTATAGTTTTATAGATGAGCCAATAGGTCTGTAGTATTTTGGCATACCGTTACCACTAAATAACGAAGCTTCTGAAAGGTTATTGTCTTTCATGTATTCCTCTGTGATTTCTATAAGGTTTGTATATATAGTCCCACCTTGTGCAAGTATTTCAACAGCACGGATAGTGAGCGATGTAGGTGGAATATCATAGTCTTGCTGTGTGTTTACCAATGCTGTAGTAGCAATAGGAAAATCTGTAGTGTTATTGCTGTCGTCATATTGCCAGCCACCATACGCATCAAAAATCCACGACCAGATGTTTCGTAGGATTTTATTTGCCGCTCTTGTTTTTTCTTTTATGGGATATGTAACTACTGTGGTATTTGCATAGTCATCACAGAGAGATACAATATCTTGATTGTCAGAGTCACCGTTGTATATCATATATAAAGTATACAACGACTATAAAGGGTCTAGAGGGTTTCTAGGAGGTTTTTATACACTTCTATTTCAGAGACTACCTCCTTTTCAGAGTCTGCAAGCTTTGTGAGTGTCATATTTATTTTAGCAAGCTCTTCTTTTTCTGTAACACCATCTTTTTTGTTTGTATGGATTATTTTTAATACTGCAATCTCGTCTAGTTGCATTTCACGGCGTTCAATGAGTCTATTTATTGTTGGTTTTAAGTCTTTTGACATATTTTCTAGTTTTTTTCTTTAATAATGTTGTAGTGTATTTTGGTAGTATACCATCTTCTATCGCTTTTTCGAGGGCTTTGTCGATTGCTTGGTCGTATTCTTTTGCTACTTCCCAATCTGGCACTTCCTCGGTTTCATTTAGCACCCCAGAATCAAGATAATTTTGCAATTTAGCCCTATCTTCCTCTGAAAGGTTTACCTTTTTTTCAGGGTCTTCAAGCCCTAGAGTGATAATATCTTTTAAATCTTGGTGTACAAAAACTGTTTTATATAGTTTGTCTTTGTACTGCTCGTATACTGTATTTGTTATTTCAAGGACTTTTATTTTTGTTTTATTGCTTACTTTCATGTTATCTACGAGTTATTAGTCTTTGTTTTGCTTCAGCAAGCGACCCTGCGTGCCCAGCATTTTCTAAATTGTTTATATTTCCGTAAAGAAAATCAAAGTTTGCTGGCTTTATTGTTTTGTCCGCATTTTCTAGTAGTTTCTCCATACCAGATTTTATCAAGGACTCGGTAAATTCTCTTGATTGTATTATAAGATTGTCATTCTCCTCACCTTGTCCGATAGCCCCAAACTTTTCTTTTTTTGCAGTAAGCACTTCTTGTCTTAGTTTGGTTTCATCGCTTTTTAAAATAGCTCCTAAGTAGGTTAAATTTGCTCTTTGTGCACCAGACGGATGCTTTATGTACATGTGTGCTGTCTTTTCATCGACTGACTCAATTCCTGTTGGTGTTTTAAATAAATATGAATACATGTTTCAATTATACAACACTATTTTTTTATACACAAACAAAAAACACCCCGAAGGGTGTTAATTGCCTTGTAAGTAACTATTACGCTACTGTACTTGTAGAAAGTGAGTTGATTACAACACCAGCCTCTGCACGAAGGATGCCTACACCGTATACGATGTCACAAACTGTGAGAGTACCGAGGTTTTCAAGTTTGTAGTCCATTTGTGTACGAACTTTACTTGAGCCTTGTAGTTTCTTAGTTGCAAAACCGTATGCTGAAGAGTGGAGCATTACGTTCTTATCAACAGCTGTAGGTGATGGAACACGAGTTGATGTGAATACTGGAATACCGTATGCAACACCTTTTACCTGTGTACCAGCCTGTCCAGAGTTTCCAAGAAGACCACTAGCTACTACACCAAAGTTTGATGCGTAGTTTGGAGAAATCTTTGAAAGACCAATAAACTGGTTGAAGTAAGTCTTTACTCCCATGAATACTGCTGTACCATCACGGAATTCAAGACCCTCCATGTACGCAATAGCTGAACGGAAGTCCAAGTCTGCGATTGCAGCTATTGTAGAACCGAGTGCTGTTGCTGTAAGTGAAGTGTAAAGACCGAAAAGAGCATCTTCAAGTTCGCGGAGAAGAGTCTTTTGTGCCATCTGAGCGTATTTCTCAGAAAGGTTGTAACTTCTTGCTACTTGAGCCATTGTCTTGTCATCAAGGATGAAAGCAATGTATTTTTGTGTATCTACAGTGATAGTAACATCAACTTCTGCTGGAGACTGAAGTGTAACTTCTGTACCAGGTGTTGATTGTGTACTTGCTGTAAATGTGTTTGTGTAGATATTAGGTACGTGAACGATGTCACCGTCTACTATCATATCTGACAAATCTGAAGCAAAATCCTGAAGTACAAACTCTGGGAATTTTTGCTCAAGCATCATTGAACCCCATTTTTCTGGAATCGATGCTGAAAGGTCTGCGTTGTTAAATGTATTTGTTCCTGTCATATGTCTTTTTTACAACGGCAGGATATTACATATTTATGAACGATACCACGCTTCTTTTTCTTCCTTTGTCATCTCACTAAGAGGTTTTGAAGGAGTACTAGAGATTGAGTTTCGTCCAGATGGTATATTTCGAGCGTTCTTGTCGTTTATAGCTTCCTTTTCGTTAGCGTTTACAAGTGCTTGAATACCAGCTTTAATGAACGGGTCGTTGAGGTCTTCTGCGGTAGCGTTTGGCTTGTAGGTTAAGACTTTTTCTGCCTGCCCACGTGTTATGCCATTTTCTTCTGCAAATTTAACAACTTTTCGTTCAAATTTAAATTCTGCAATGTCCTGCTCTAGTTGTGTGTCTAGATTAGTTTTAATAATTGGAGTGTTATTTTTCTTTGCTAGACGATTCGCTATAGCTTGCTTTTTGAGAGCGTTCGCTTTAAATGCGCGGAGCTCTTCAAGCTCTAGTTCTGTGTCATCTGCATTGTCAATAACTTCGTCATTGTTTACAAGGTCAATGTCCTGAATATTCTCATCATGTTCCATAATGGTTGTTAAGCATACGCCAGCTTTTGGGGTTTAGTTTATAAACATTCTTAAGGGTGAATGATAGCCTATGTGTATATTATATAACACTATATAAGGGTACAGGTGCATTTTTCGCCGTGGAGCAATCTTGTACAGTATTTGCACCTTGGGTGTTTTTTAATTTCAATGTTACATCTATCGCAGTATGTATTCTTTTTACTCCAAGAGTACTCGTTTTTTTGTATGTAATTGTGTATATCAAAAGCACTTACAGTACCAAGCCCAAACGAATTGATGAGCTCTGCTATTTCTTTTGGCTTTTTCCATTTCAAGTAGCC